GTTTTTTGTTTTTTGTTTTTTGTTTTTTGTTTTTTGTTTTTATACAACTGTCTTAACAACAATATCTATATTTGTATTTTCAAATCTCTTGAACCAAGTGTGAATAGCAACAGCAGGAACCTTATGAATTGTGCGTTTGCTATTACGTTCTAACGCAAATGTTTTGGGAGTATCAATATGAATGATTGTATGAGATTTATCGCCGATCACTTCAATCCAGTCTTGCCGATTTTTTTGAATAGGATTACAGCCATCAATAACTACACGATGACCATCTTTAAGTAATGACATTATCATCTTTGCCATTTTCTTTTTGTTTCCCTTATAGTCGTCACTAGCTACAACTGTGTAACCCTTAGGAGCGATATGTTCTCTAACAAAAGAGCTCTTCCCTGCACCAGGTGATCCACACATAATAATTACATCATCTAGATTATCTAAATCATTATCTGTTTTGAAAAAGATACTTGTGTTCTCTATTCCAAATATTTCAGTAGGTGTATAGAAATTTATCCCGTTTCTTTCAGCAAACACACGATCCATATCGCTCCACGATCCAGGTAATCCGTCTGCATCTCCGCAGTAGAAACTGTTCATATGAAAAGAACCAGATAGTTGTAGGTGATCAACGAGATCAAAGTCTTTTTTCGTTTCTTTGTCACTAATCAATAGAAACACAGGGATATCAAATATCTGAATGAAGTCGTTTAACATATCTATTTTATAAGTGCGTGTTTGGTAGGTAACAATGATAATCGTGTAGCCTTTTTTGTGAAAGTCCCTTAAAACCTCTATCGCATTATTGTAGAGTAATTGCCAGTCTTCTCTATTACAACACCATGTGGTGGCTCCTTTAGGACGAATCAATGTCCAATCAAAGTCAAACACGGCAAGCTTGTCATTAGTAAGTTCTGGCGAGTTGTGCTTGATTTCTGTAATCATTGTTTATGTTGTGGTGATCTTTTTGCAAATCCCTTGTCATTTTTTTGCTAAATTTCTGCTAATTTGACGATGAATTATCATAATCAATGTAAGTTTGTAAATATAAAAAAATGATTGATTATATCTTATAATTAAGACAAAAGTAGTTATTGTTAAATCACATTCAATGAACAACATTATCACTGTAGATGCTAATATTGGCGCTGGTAAATCTACACTCCTCAAATACATCTCTAAAACATATGATATCCTTATTGATCTTGAACCAGTAGATGACTGGAAACCTTATCTCAAAAAAATATACGAAGAGAACAAAGGATACGCCGAGATACAGTATGAGGTATGGAAGAGATCTTGGATACAACCTAAGACAGAATGTCTAATGCTTATGGAGAGATCACCTAAGATAGTGAATGAGACATTCTTAGAGATCCATCATGATAATGGTAATATTGGTGATGAAGATTATGATCTTTTAAAAAGAATGTATGATAGAACAAATAAAGAATGGAAACCTATCAAGTATATTTATCTTAGAGTGTCTCCTGAAATATGTTTGGATCATATTCAAGTTCGTGATAGAGATAGCGAGAACAACATACCTCTTCAATATATTGAAGAAATTCATACTTATCATGAGAATGCCATACAAAAACTTAGAGAGAGTGGGGAGGATGTTTGTGTTATTAATGGAGATAACAAAACAGTTGAACAGATAGCGAAGGAACTTTTGTCTAATATTGGTTTAGACAGTAAGAAGATTGACACAAATATTGAAGAAACCACTAATTCTTTAGAAACAACTAAGGTAAATGACAGGAATCTAGATTTAGAAAATAAAATGAAATCACTCTCATTTTGATTTGTAATTAGGCGTGATAGCAATTGTTTCAGCAATGACTAAAATTATTACTACAAGGTATTATCTCAATTTCATTTACATTATTGATCTTCAAATTACATAAATACTTACAAACATTATCAAAAAAATGATATATCTCTTTTTTACTCTTATAAGAGAGTGATAAGATGAATGAGGGAATTGAACACATCATCAAAAAAGAGTATAAATTAACTCTTATTGATGTTTCTAAGAAGAGTGTGAAAGAAGTTATTGATATGATTAATGATATCGGTATCTCTAATGATCCCAAAATAACCAAGAGAGTTCTATATTATAATTCTAATGATATTACTATTGATGCTAAAAATATTTACAATATGGCATTTACCATACCTATTGATCAAGAACTACTCGTATTTTTCTACAAGGGTGATTATCTACATTTTCCACTACCACGAGCAGGAGTGTGGAATACAAAAGATGGAGTTATATTGCGTAAGTTTTTAGATCGTGCTTCTTTTGATTTCAAAATTCGGTGTGATGTGTGTGATAATGACTTTGAACATTTGATTAGTTGTAGTCAATGTGGAAGCAAGGTATGTAAGAATTGTGTAATTTCATGGTCATCACACAGTATAAGTAAAAAGGATAAATGTCCATATTGTAAATTAGAGTATGCACGATAGTATGTCACCGTAGTTCTAATGGGTGTGGGTTTTAGTGAGTATCATTTTTACAATTTTTGTGGGAGGATCGGGAGGGAGGGGTGTCGAGTTGGGGATAAAAGTCTAGGTGGGAGAGGTGAGCAAGCTTAGAGCAGATGAAGGCTGTGGATCTGGGAGAGCTTTTGATGAAGAGCAAGGTGGGTTCGGGCGGTTCGGGATTGATGGATCAACAGGCCACTGGGGGTGGTATGGTGATGAGGCAGAGGGTTTCTAGGAGCATCTCAACGCTGAGCGACGGGTCGTTCCCCTCTTCCAGCGATGAGAGCGACGAGACCTATGTTCCCACAGAGGATGAGCACCCTAACAGCCAGGAGAGCATGGATAGTCAGGAGAGCGATATGCTTATCACTGGCGAGACCAGCAAGGCCCACAAGATCCACAGGTTTTTCCACTCTGTTGTCTCTAACAAGAGTGTGGCTACCCTTCTCAGCTCTTTCCTGATCATCCTCATCACGATTTGTGGGATGATTGCCTCATTCCTTATGTGGATCACTGGGATCTCCACTGTTGTGGAGGGCCTCAAAGAGATCTTAAACAGCACCACTAAGGGCTTCTGGCAGAACCTCACAGGAATCTCTGTCGTGCTGTTCAAGTTCCTCTTCTATCTCACCTTTGTAGTGGGGTTGATCTCTATGCTGATATCGGCATCTGTCTGGTTCCTCTTCCATTATGGCTTCATTGTCCGATCTGGTGGGTATCTGACGACCATCTAGGATGGCGGGCAGGAGGGCTAAGATTGCGCTGAGATCGCAGAAAATTAGAAGAAACCTTCTTTGTGTGTTGGTTTCTTAATAAAGCCTCACAAAATGAAATTTCCCGCGTGTGTTCCTTCAACACAGAAAGCTGGCTGGGCTGAGCTGATTGCACTGGCTGAGCTGATTGGGAGAGGATGAACAGATGTATTATTAAGTTCTTTGTTGGCAAAAACCTGGGGTATGGCTTTGCGCCAGCCACAGAGTTCTATGTATATCGCGATGGAGATAAAAAAGCTGCTGATGATTGCTTAGAGAAGATGGCTGCTTTCCGACAGAAATGGCAGGACATCTCGCCGGATTCAGAACTAGAAGAGATCAATCTTGAGTTTAGCAGTAGCATAAGGATTACAGATGGGTTTTGGACAAAGCCAAGGGTGCTACCCTCTCCGCCACCATTCCACATCCCACCGGAGATCAAGGAAGCACAGGAAAAGATAAAGGAGTTTGAAAAGCTTCTAGTGGATGAATGGGTTGATATAAGCAGGCTAGATTACACCCACACTGATGATGTTTGGTTCAACAACGAAGTGTTTGAAGTGGGTGAGCACGAAACCTGGCGAGGAAACCCACTTATTGATCTTATTGATAAGGGAAAGCATTTGCCATTGAAAGTGAAGTGGACTGTTGAACGCGGTTATTCTCTCTTCACATCTGGCAGAATAGAAGCTGGAACCCTTTTGTTTCAATACGCAGGAGAGATATTGTATAATGACGATGCTTATCAACGGAATATGGATTATCAGTTTTGGGCAGGAACAGACTTTCACATTGATGCTCAATTCAAGGGGAACCTATCTAGGTTTATCAATCATATATGTAATGGTAGGCATACAGATTGTAATGTATCTGTGGATCTTATTGAAGACACAGATACAGGTATGGATGGTTTCTTCCGTATTCTTCTATATACAAAGAAAAATATCGAACCAGATCAAGAATTGCTTTTCAATTACAGATCAGGTGCTCGCAAGAAATTAACTCCAAAAGAGCTGGAAGACTATAAAGAACAGGATAAGCACAAAAAGATAATCTGTAAATGTCCTTGTGATGCGATACACAAGGATTATCCATTTGTGTTCTAAGCCCAAGAATTGATCCAATCTAAATATGGTTTCTATTTCATTACTGTCATTAGATATTGAACTCATAGATGTAAGATCTTTTTATAACTAAAACATAATGAAAGATATATCGTTTTGCACTAAAAATGTCATCAGCGACTATACCTGTTTCCATTCCTACTAATAATACCGATTCCATAGGTATCCATATATTCCGTAGAGATCTTAGAACCACCGATAACATCGCTTTATCATCTCTATCAAAGCATTGTGGAAAAATCGTTCCTGTATTCTTTCTAGATGATCAGCAGATCGTTCTTAACAATAAGAATAAACATTATTTTAGCAAAAATGCTGTTCAATTTATGTGTGAATGTCTTAATGATCTCAATAAACAGGTTGATGGAAACTTGGTATTACCTTTTGGATCACCGAAAGAAAACTTAAAGAAACTATTGAAATCCTTAAAGAACGTTACTTATATATCGTTCAACAAAGATTACTCTAAATATGCTAAGGAACGTGATCAAGATTTTGAAGATATCGCAAAAGAGTTCGGTATTACAGTAATCACTAGTCCGGATGATTTGTCCCTTATACCTTTCAATAATCTAGGATTATCTAAGAACAAGTGGTATAAACAATATGGAGCTTTTGCAAAACTTGCTAGATCAAAAACACCTAAATCATTTACACATCACACTATTCAAAAGAATAACTTTATATCAAGCAGATTTACCACAACTATAAAAACCATAAATGATCTTTCTACGTTCTATAAACACAACACAGAACTAGCACAGAAAGGAGGCAGAGAAGAAGCAATTCGTATCCTTAAAAATATCAAAGATATGAGTCAATATAACAAAACACGAGATATGCTAGCCACACCTACATCACAGATATCTGGACATCTCAACTTCGGTTGTGTAAGTATACGTGAGATGTATAATCAACTAGTAGAACAACTAGGATCCGAAACGCAACTTATTGATCAACTGTATTGGCGAGACTTCTGGCTACAAATCTTAATGTTTGCACCTAATGGTGATCAGTATAAACATATTGATTCGCGATTTGATACTGATATTAAATGGAAGAATAACAAAAAATCAAAGGATGGAAACAAGGATGTATGGAAAGCAGAATGGAAAGCATTGATGGAATGTAAAACAGGTTATCTACTCGTGGATGCTGGTATGAAACAGATGATCACAACAGGTTATTGCCACAATAGAGCTAGAATGATCATTGTGATCTTTTGGACTAAATATTTAGGAATAAACATATTTGATCCTGTATATGGTAGTCAAGTAGGGTTTTCTAAATATCTATTAGATGCTGTCGGTGGCTCACAGAATAAGCTAAACCATCAATGGGCAACTGAGATGGATTATCCTGGAAGAAAGTATGCATGTAAAGATGCGCCTTTATCAGGAAGACCAATGGATATTAGCAATAAGGCTATTAAACGGTTTGATCCAGAATGTAAATATGTAAAACAATGGATACCAGAATTGAAAGATGTTCCACCAAAAGATATTTATAAGTGGGATGAAAAAGTATATAAAGAGTATAATACACACGTACCACCAATATTTAGTGATCCTAAAGAAAGATACCGAGAATGGTGTGATTTATGCCGATAAAGTGATCAGTTTTGAAGGTTTGCTTGTTTGAATATATAATAACCCATTATGAATGATAGGATGATGGTTAGCTACACCACACAGTTTGATAGACCATAACTTTTCGCCAGTTAATGTATTTATCTTATGTATATACTTGTCATATGTGGTAACATATACATATTCTTTACGATAACCAAATACAGGCTGATTCGCTATTTTTGTCTGGAAAAATATTGTCCAGATATTTTTTTCTGTACTATTAATTGAACAATACCTAAGTCCTTTCCCTTGTAATATAACACATATAAAGCCACCGTTATCATAGTGGATAGGTGTATATAAGATCTTTCCATTACATATTTTGATCGTATAAATCTTCTTAGGGTTTTTATTGACAGCATGGATCTTAGTAATCTTACACATATCTTCGATGTAATAGATGTAATTATTTTTTTCTTTGAATACTTCCATATTGAAAACATTTTGATCAATGATATACCCACAGCTATTGCAAAGATCAATAGATCCTATATGATTTGATTTAAGTTTGAAGTATAAGTTATTGCTATTCATATAGTGACAAATAGTCTCAATTGGTGTAACAACAACCGCAACAGGAGAGATAAGCCCATCTTGGATTTTAATAACACATTGTTTGTTGGGAAGAACAACAAATAATATATTTTTTGCTATAACTATTGGTTCTAAGATCATATCTGAATAAATCATAGCATTCCATAGTATATCAAGTGTATATCTTTGCATAATATTGAATGTAAACATATACTCTTCGGCCATTTCAGTCATAACAACATATAATATACAATCCTCAATAAACTGAAAATATACAATCGGGTTATATCTATTCCTTGATAGACTATAAGTGGTTGTTTTTGATACTAAATTTTGGTTATTGGATACACAAAAAAGCTCATTTGTCATTGGATCTATCATTGGTTTCGCAAGAAAGTTGCTCGGTGTATTCTTAAGCGTTAGTGTTTCTTTAATACTTTTTGTAGGGGATTTATCAAAGGATGTGACATATCTGGATATATAGTTTTTATGAAGCACCATTCTTAAAATATCTTGATTCATCCATCTTAGTAAGCTATCCTTGCCTAATCTATAATGTAATCCCATCATAACAGCTAATGCCATTTCATCACAATATAATGGAACATTCACCTTATTTTCTATGAAGACAGAATCAAATATTTGATGTATTATTTGATTACAAAAGATCGTAGAACAATATCGTCTATCATGATGTTGGCTATCACATATAGAACATACCATATATGGAATACTATATAGAGTAGTATCTATATCTTATATCATTTTTTCCTAGACATATCAATAAATGCCTCCTAAGAAAAGTGTAAAACAAAAAACACCGATTAAATATGAAATTGTAGAAAAAATATTGTTACGTGATAATCAATCATCTGGAACAATACCAGATGCATCGTATATTCATAATATTAAGATACTAAATATGACTGTGGATGAAATAAGATTGATATGTAGTAATAATAGTGTTTTACAAATTGTTAGTAAAGTATTGAGGGAAAATCCCCAAAAAATGAAAAAGTTCTGTAAATATGTTAATATATATTTGAATAATCTTGAAAAATCTTCACAATCTATTGTTGATAAAATGACAAGTGCCGAGAATAAATTACCTCCATCTACAACCAAGTTAATGGATTTAGATCTCGATACAAGATCTAAAATATTACAACAGTATCACAAATTATTACCAAAAAAACTGGTTTTGAAAGATTGGATAAATGATCATAAAGATAAACTGGATTGGGAAGAACTTTCATCAAATCCATTAGCAATAGATGTATTAAAGGATAATATGGATAAAATTAAATGGACACATTTGTGTTACAACCCAAAAGGAATTGAATTGCTTAAACAAAATATGCATAAAATAACTAAATGTGGCTGGATTAATTTATCAGAAAACCCAGGTGCTATTGAACTTATTGAAGCTCAACTTAAAAAAGACGAATTACAACCAGACAACAAACGTGATAGAATGATAAATTGGGAAAGTTTGTGCTTAAATCCAAATGCTATTCATCTGATTAAAAAACAACTAAAAATCGATAGTAAAAAAATCAATTGGCGTTCTTTGTCTGTAAATCCAAATGGAACAAAAATATTCAGTATGAACAAAGATTATTTAGATAAGATTGATTGGAACGAATTATCAATGAGTATTACTGATATGAAGTTTTTAAAGAAATGCTTGGATCAAAATATAGATATCGTAAATTGGGGAAACTTATCTTGGAATAAAAATGCTATGAAAATATTAAAAGATCCACAATATAAAGAGAAAATTTGGGTATCTACTGTATCACAGTATCCAGAAGCAATAGACGTTGTAATTAGAGAATATGCAGAGAATGGTTTTGTGGAAACTGAATGGTTATCTTTCAATCCACATCCAAAAGCAATTAAATTTTTGAAAAAATACAAACATGAGATTGATTGGGATAACTTAGCTGCCAATACTAATAAAGAAGCACTTAAAATTCTACAACAAAAATTGAAAGAAAATCCTTTGGACTTGTTAGATTATAGAGGGACAATGAATCTGGCAAGTAATCTAAACGCAATTGATTTAATCAAAGAAGAATTAAAGAGAGATGAATCAAGTACTAATGTAGATTGGAGTTACTTATCTAGTAATCCAAATGCTTTAGAAATATTACAGAACAATACAGATAAAATTGATTGGGGACAACTATCTATCAATCCATCAATCTTCAAAGAGGAAGATTGAATATTGAATATCAAATATTCTATATTCTATGTTCTATATTCTATATTCTATATTCTATATTCTATATTCTAGATATCTACCTGTTCATTAAAGATTTTAACAATATCACTAACATCTATGTTACAATGATCATTGTATGTAGTGCTAGCATACAAGTTAAGTATATTCATATAATAACACTCAGGATGATGTATGTTAACCGCTTTTAGTGCGCTGTTATACATCTTTTCTAGATATCCTTGTAAAAGATTTTCAACTTGCATAATAGTCATAAGATCTAAAACTGTATATTTGAACATTTTCTCTTGGGAGTGCCTCTCATATTTACCTAAAATATCTCTCCAATATTTTACTCTATCAAGTTTTGGAATAATGTCCTCCATTATATCTACCCATTGACCACTGCGTGTATTCACAATGATTGATAGATGATCTTGCTCTCTTGTAAATACACAAGTCCCTGCATAATATAAATGATAACCATATGCTAATTGAAGATGTTTCGCACCAAGCTCATTTAATATATATTTTTTACTTGTTATCTCTTTTTTGTTTAACTTACCAAATACAAACTCGAACTCCTTAGTTTTATGATTCATCCCATAGATAAAATTAGTATATACCTTTTTCTTAGTCAGTTTCAGAGACTTTGATATGGCATCTGCATCATCCTCTAATGATTTTGAAATAGCTGTTTTTGTCTTCATCTTCAATACTGAACGAAGTTCTGGATATAGATATCGAATGACTTGGTTAATTGTTATCTTATTCGCTTGTTTCACATCAAAATGTTTTCCATATACAGCTTGATATTGCAATATTTTTTCAGGATCATTAGAAATATGTTTGGCTAATGTGCTTTTACTTATGTAATGTTCAATTGTGTCAAAAGATGATTTATATTTAGTGTCAATCAGCTTTTTGAAAGACTTTTCCATATCATGAAAACAATCATCAATAGTAAAATCTTTTGATGGTTCTTTTTCAATATCTTTTTTAGGTAAATCTAATGTTTTTAGAACAAACTCAATCTGTTCTGCTTCATCTTTTTCTTTTTCACTATTGTTTTTGTTATCATTCTTAAATGTTTTCTTCAATGTTTTCGTTACCGCTTTTACTACGTTCATCACTTATCACTCATCTTTATATATATCTAGAAATTCTTTCAGATAAGTGTATTCAACAGCTCTTCTCCTTTTCTTTACTAATTTGAAAGATAATTCTGGTGTTAATCCTAAATCATACACTAAAAAAGCAGATACAACTACTGGTGACCTATTCTTTCCACTACGACAATGGACATAGACTGATCCAGTCTCAAGACCTTTTTCTATATACTTGTTTGTAGTGCAGATCATTTCCAACATAACTGCTTTATTAAATAGTTTTCTGTGTGATATATTCA